CTTCCGGCATTTTAGCCAAGACATAGGCGTTAGCCAGCTTGATTTTGCCGTTGTCAATAAGCTCCTTGATTTTCTCGTTGGTGATCTTCGTCAGAGACAGACGCTGCTCAATCCAAGTAGTAGACTTGTTAAGACGGCGTGCAAGCTCCGCAGTAGTAATAAGCGGGTTCATATTAAGGATGCGCTTAAGCTGATTGGTGTACTCAATCGGCTTAGTCTCAACCTTATGCGTATTTGCAATAATCTGTGCTTCAAGCACTTCGTTCTCGGATTGATTCGCAAACACTTGGCACGGGATAGTATCAAGCCCCGCGTCCTTAGCTGCGCTAAAGCGATGCAAACCATCCATAAGCTCATAGTAAGGATTGCCCGTTTCAGGGTCAGTCTTAACTCGAACATTGATAGGGTTACGAACGCCCCAAGTCTTAACAGATTCTACCATCTCTTTGTAGGATTCCGTGTCACGGGCAACGGTACGCAATGCGACCTTGTTCTCCCGCAAATCGGAAAGGCTAATGTGTTTTAGTTCGGTTTGCTCTTGACTCATTTAGATTCTCCTGTGCGATTCCTCAATCGCTTTTGAGGGACGAACAGAATCAAATCGATTTGATTCCTTGCCCCGGTTCGGTTGTCCATATGGTATACAGTCTAGCGTGCCCTTTTGTGTCACCCTCTTACTTACTGACTGACTTACCAACACCCCGGTTTATTTCCTACGGAAATAAACTATACACTCTCACGATATTTTGCTCTTTACCCTTAGTAAGTAAGTAAGTAAGTAGACACAAAAACACCGTCTAGGCTGTATACTTTGTGAGCCTAGTTTACTGTAAAGGCCGCTCAACAATTTGATTTGATTCTGAATCAAATCAGCGCGTATGTGAAAAGATTCCTGAATCATTTAAGATTCAGGAATCATTTAAGATTCCTGAATCATTATTGTCACAGAGAAAGAGAGGGCTATGAACAAACCGACAAGAACAGAGGCAATCAAAAGATTCCTCAATCACAACGCACATGCAGATTTAGCTAAAATGTACTCCTTTAATATGGAGTGCCAAGTTAATGTTGCTCAAGACAATGGTGAACGTGTTGAAAGTGATTACAAAGGGCGCAAGTGGCACGGTTGGACTGACGGTCTAACTACTTGGAAATCATTCCGGGTGCCGCGCAACGCTAACACTGAACCCGAGTATGAAGATGTCTCTATGTCTTTTGACTTAGAGGCACATGTCGAAGCTATTGGCATGACTGGTTGGGATTGGAGAAACAAAGTATCAAAATGGGTAGCTTTCGACTTTGATGCTATAGTCGGGCATAGCAACACTCACGATAAAAAATTGACTAACACCGAACTAGAAGCAGTTAAAAATGCAGCTATTGAAATACCGTGGGTAACTGTGCGTAAAAGCACTTCTGGCAGGGGTTTACATTTATATGTAATGTTGCCAGATGTGCCCACAACAAATCACACTGAACATGCTGCATTGGGGCGTGCCATCTTAGGCAAGATGTCTGCAATATCTGGTTTCGATTTTAAATCGAAAGTCGATGCTTGCGGCGGCAACATGTGGATTTGGCACCGTAAAATGGTGGGCACTGATGGGTTGACCTTAATCAAAGATGGTGAAATCCTTGAAGACGTTCCACCTAATTGGAAAGATCATGTACAAGTAGTCCGAGGCTCGCGTAAAAAGAACTTGCCTCAAGTGATTACTGAAGCCAAGTCTGAAGATGAGTTTGAAACTCTAACGTCTCAAATCGTTAGAGTCAATCTGGATGAAGACCATCTAAAATTAATTGAGTATCTAAAAGATACTGATGCTATGTGGTGGTGGGATCAAGACCATCACATGCTGGTCACCCACACATTCCACTTAAAAGAGGCACACAGAGACTTGGGTTTGCGAGGGTACTTTAATACCTTAGCAACAGGTAAAGAAAAAGGTGTTGACCACAACTGCTTTTGCTTCCCGTTAAGAAGAGGCGTTTGGGCAGTACGCAGGTACGGGTTAGGTGTACAAGAGCACGAGTCTTGGTCACAAGATTCTGCAGGATGGACACGAGCCTACCTTAATAGAGACCCTGATCTAGGCACGGTAGCTAGGGCACATGGCGCTTTAGAAAATGACAAAGGCGCCTTTATTTTTAAAGAAGCAGAAGTAGCTGCTAGTGTAGCAAGATACTTAGGTGCAAATGTTGATTACGCGCCACAACTATCTTCAAGACAGGCTACATTGAAGCAGCATAAAGATGGGCGAATCATCTTTACCATCCAACGGGAGCCGTCTGACACCAGTTTAGATATGAACAACTGGGTAACAGAGGGTAATAAACCTTGGACTAGGTTGCTTAACATCACACCTGCTAGTCAAGAAGAACCAGAAGTAGGCAACTTTGATGACTTAGTTAGGCACGTTGTTACTTTGCAAGGCGAAGATTATGGTTGGACAATGTATACCGATGGAGCATGGCGCAAGGAACCTCTTACACATGTTAGAGTTGCGCTTACATCTATGGGTAACACAACCAAGCAACTTAACCAGATTCTGGGATCAAGTATCTTCAAGCCTTGGAAACTGGTTAATAAGCCATTTCAAGATGAGTACCCTGGTGACAGGGAGTGGAATAAAAACGCTGCACAATTCAGGTTCATGCCTAAGCAAGACTTAGATGATTTGAACTACTCTACATGGAGCTTGATTCTTAATCACACAGGGTCAGGTCTCGATGAAGTTGTAAAAGAAAGTGTGTGGTGTAAAGCTAACGGTATCACAACAGGTGGCGATTATCTAAAATGTTGGATAGCCTCCTTGTTTCAATACCCTGATCAACCGTTACCGTATCTGTTCTTTTACGGGCCGCAAGGTAGCGGTAAATCTATTTTCCATGAAGCAATTAGCCTCCTGCTTACAAAAGGTTACAAGGATGCTAAGTCGGCATTGACATCACAGTCAGGCTTCAATGCAGAAATTGAAGGTGCCGTCCTTTGCTATGTGGAAGAAGTTGACCTTGGCAAGAATAGCCTTGCATACTCCAGAATCAAGGAATGGGTAACAGGATTAAATGTATTGATACATGAGAAAGGGAAGACGCCTTATCATGTTCCCAATACTACACATTGGTGCCAGTTTGCTAATACGCATACAGCGTGTCCCGTGTTTCCGGGTGACACTAGAATAACAATGTGTTATGTCAAAGAGATTGAACCTATTAACTTGATCCCCAAATCTAAACTTCTAAAGATGTTGGAACAAGAAGCACCTGATTTCTTGGCATCTGTACTTAACCTAGAGTTACCTGACACGATTGATAGGTTACGCATCCCTGTTGTAACAACTTCAGAGAAAGAGGCTTTGACTAAAATCAACACGCCTCTAGTTGATTTGTTCTTAGAACAAGAGTGCGAGTATTGCGACTGTAGCATGATTCTATACTCAGAGTTCTATGAAAGATTCGTTAACTGGGTATCTGAAGGCGACCCGTTACAGTACACTAAAAGAAAGTTAGTTAAAGAGCTTCCACCTAAAATCTTAAAAGGTCGATCTAGGAAAAACAATCAAGTTTACTTAGGGCGAATCAAGTGGAAAGGACAAGAGTCAGAACCAGGGACAGTAAAACTGGTGAATGACCATTTGGTGAAAATCGATGAAAATTAAAGAAGCACTTCAAAGTCTACCAGAAGACAAGAGAAAAAACATTATGGAGGCATTCAATAATGAAAATACTCTTACAGTAGAATTATTGGAAGGCCTCGTTCTAGGTGTCAATGTTTTCAATTTTGAAGGTCTGGAGATACTAGACCAGCAAGGAGGGTGGACAGTTGCCAAGAAACTATAGCTTAGTAGGGATTTGCGGAAGGATAGAGTCAGGCAAAAGCACTACTGCAAATATCCTAAAGGACTTAATCCCTAACTCGGGGATTATTCCATTGGCGGGAGAGCTTAAAAGACTGGCTAGGTTAGTCGGATGGGACGGTAAAAAAGATGACAGAGGAAGGAGATTGTTACAGGTACTAGGCAACGATGTTATTAGGGACTGTGTAGATGAAGATTACTTCATCAAGGCCCATAGGAAATATTGTATAGAGGCTGGGGTAAACACCATTATTGTTGACGACGTCCGGTACCCGAACGAGTACGACTACATTAAGAGTCAAGGCGTATTGTTAAAAGTTGACAATGGAAAACCCAACATTTTCCAACACGCTTCTGAACAATACTGGCCGTCTTTTAAGCAAGATTTCTTAATCAAGAATACCGGTACCGTCGAAGAGTTGCAAAAAAGACTAAAGGAAATCGTAGATGGATCTTTTCTCTGAGTCTGACTACCTGTCAGGCGACATGCGAATAATTAAAGCGCCATTTGCTTACCCCGGAGGTAAGTCTAGGTCGTTAGAACATTTACTAGACTTGATACCAGTGCGTAAGACTTATGTCGAACCTTTCGGCGGAAGTGCAAGCGTATTGTTATCAAGGCCTAAATCTAGGTTAGAGGTCTATAACGACTTGTTTGGAGGCGTTGTAGCTTTTTACCGAGCCTTAAGAAGCGAGCCTGATGCCTTAATCAAAAGACTAGAATTAACTGTTCACAGTAAAGAAGAGTTCTACTACTGTAAAGAGACATGGAACGACGAGGACTTAACAACTGTTGAAAGGGCCGCAAGATGGTACTACACTCAAAAGTATTCCTTCGGTGGTGTAGGACGTAACTGGGGACGTGTCTTAAAAGGTTCTAACAATTTTTCAGGTAAACTAGTCAACTCTTTAGACTTGTTACCTGTGATACATGAAAGGTTCCGTGAGGTGCAGATTGAAAATCAAGATTTTATACATTGCCTAAGAGACTATGACAGTAAGGACACAGTCTTCTATTTAGACCCTCCTTACCCGACTAGTTATAAAGGTACTTACAAGTGGGAACTAAGCACAGAACGTCATCAAGAGCTTATAGAGACCTGCCTAGACTTAGAAGGGTTTGTCGTATTAAGCAGTTACAAGAACTCTTTATACGACTCTTATAGCTGGGACGACTTTAAAGAATGGGAAAGCCGTGTGACTGTTAAAGGGTATAGAAGTGAAAGTAAAGAAGTAGCAAAAGAGTGTGTGTACATAAAGGAGTAAGAAGTGCCTAGCTTTATGCAACATTGGAATGGCGACCTTATGGTAGCTATTGACGTGGAAACTACTGGTTTAGACCCCAATGTCCACGAGATTTTTGAGATTGCCGCTATTGTGGTAACAAGCAACCTGCAACCTGATAAACAGATTATGCCCTTCCACATTAAAATCAAGCCGGAAAGGCTTGATTGTATCGAGAAAGGTGCAATAAAGATTAACAAAGAAAGTATGAGAGATGCTATTGATAATGGGTTCGACTCGGTCACAGCCTCTGACTTACTTTGTGAATGGTATGAACGGATCGACATCCCTTTAACAAAGTACGGCACCAAGAAAAAGATGATCCCGCTAGGTCAAAATTATTGTTTTGACCGGTCATTCTTAATCAGGTGGCTTGGCGCTAGTCTGTACGATGATTTGTTCGATGGTCGTTATAGGGACACTATGACTACCGCTTTGTTCCTAAACGACAACGCTGGAGCTAATGCTGAGAAGGTGCCATTCTCTAAGGTAAACTTAGGTTGGCTAGCAAAGACGCTCAGTATTGAGAATCCTAAAGCTCATACAGCGTTATTTGATTGTTTGACTACAATCGAGGTTTATAGAAAACAAGTCTTTTGGAGTCAGGCAATGCCCATTCTACCGAAGAGTCGGTAAGACTGGGTAACATAAACCCTCTATGGCGTAAGAACCTGTAAGGGCTAAGACCATCACGAGGAGTATGCTCAGTTACACACTGAGCATACTCCGTTTCGTTTGTTACGGATGCATCAAAACATAGCATTCTAAACTTCTTCACTCCAAAAGATTTGCAAATCTCTATAGCACAAACTGAAGAGATAGAAGCCGTGTGACAATTATACTTAACCGGGACGTAAAGATAAACATTTTCTGTAATGTCGTAAACTTTTGAAGCCCGATAAGAAACTATTTTTTTGAAGTCACCTTCTAACACACCTACTCTAGCATCTTGTTGCAAGGAGTAAAGATTACTGACACCTTGGCTAGCCAGCTTGTAAACAGACTCATTTATACAAATCGTAGGAGCACCTTCTATAAGGTGCTCCTTTTTTATGTGGTCGAGAGAAGGGCCTTTTCCTACAATGTTTACAGCGTCTCCTTGGAACTCGTCCCGCAAGTCCTCTACATCTGGGTAGTTAGGCTTAAGGTACCATCGACGCTGATTCTTGCATCTTTGGAAATTGGCGTCGAGTTTTAGCTCCATGCCTCGCGTACAGGGGTTAACTATAAAGGTACCATCGCTTAATATTCTTGCTTCTTTTGGTACTTCTACTGTAGCCATTGTAAGTCCCTTCTAGCCTTTCTACTAGCCTGGAAATGTTCTATAACAGGCTCGACTTTCTGCGACCTGTTATCAAATATTTTAGTATACTCTGCTGGTAACTTGAAAATATTGTAAGGGCTCTTCTTAAGCATCTTCTGTAATACTACCTGATCCCATTTACCTCTTTCTTTCTCCATAACTTCGCACCATTGTTGTACAAGTTGTATAGTACGCGGCTTAAAAGGAGCATAAATAGTGCCGGATAAAAGTTCACCATTGAGATAATGCACAGCTAAGTCAAAATCTGTGCCAATGTTGGGATCTTTCCTTATGACTGCATCCGCGTCAACATATAAAATATCTGTTTCCAGTTTCAGTAAACAGTCCAATATAAAGCTAGGTTTGTAAGAGATGTTTAGCGCCCAGCTACCCAGCGACAAATATGCTTTCTTGTAAAAAGTTAGATTCAAGTCGTTACAAGAATCTTCTAAGTTCTTTATTATATCTTCGTAAGATGTTTTAGAGGTGTAGAAAGCACAAACAGTGTACATTATTTACCTCCGCATCCCAAACATTCCAAGTTACTAACCTGTTTGTCAAAGTGTTTACAATACGTTACAGTGCGAGTGCAACACCTAAGCTTTTTACGCATCTTTGTTCTATGGCTACATTCTGGCAATATTGGCAAAGCTGTATAAGGATCATGTTCTGTGTGGTAACCTTCAGGTAACGGGTCAATTTTACCTTTTCTAGGGTGTACTAATTTACCATCGACACTTGGCCTCCAACTCATTTTAAAATCTCTTTCATAGCTTTTTTGACTAGTACTGTCCTCTCAGCAGGGCTTAAGCCGTATAGGCGTGAGGCAATATCAGAGTCAGCCGCATCTTTAGCAATGTTTAGTGCAGCTTCTTCTAGTTCAGACTTATCTGAAGCAGACAAACTAGGAGCGTAATTCCGTCTTATGTTATTTTCTACTTCTGCAACACCTATTGCAATAGTGTCAATTATCTTTCTTTGAACACTATCTTCTTCTAAGACTTTTTTCTTTTTATCTAAATAGTCTTTTATGTAATAGATAGCAACTAATAAAGCTAACGACGCAGCAGTAACTGCTAACTCTTGTATATCCATTAGTCTAGCTCCTCTAAAATTGTTATCTCAGCCTTGTACTTTCTAACAAAGAAATCAGGCTTAGCAACAGTAGTAGCACCGAAATACTCTGCCGGCATAAGCGTCCTTTTAATCCAACCTCTCCAGAATCTTCCTTGTGACCCGTTTATTGCTAATTGATAATAACGGTCTGCTTGGAAATAACTAAAGGTGGCTATAACTCAACAGCAAGCCTTTGCAAGCCGTTTATAGGCCCTGTATCAAAAATAGTGTTACATGTTTTCTGCAAATGTGTTACAGCTGTTGGCTCGCCTTGATTAACAGAGCACTCAAAAAGCTTGAAAGCTACCCAAAAAGGTAACTCTGCTAAACGCATCCTCGTCCAATAATAGTCAACATACCAATTTATGGCAAGGCCTTTTTGCTGTTCTTTAGGCGCATTCATCACTTGGGTAAAAGCTTCTTTGTGCCACCTGCTTGCTATACCATAAATTGTTTCTCCGCCGTGATCTAGCGGGTCGTTAGAATAATATCCCTCTAACTCCAAAACTTTCTCAACTGCCCACCTTGCATCAAACATAGTGTTACTCCATTTGGAAAACTTTTTCCAAGGTTACGTCAACTGTACCATTATCTATATTGGTAGCAAGCTCCTTCACGAAGTAGTTTCCGTTCCAAGTGCTCAAGCTGCCTGTAGGTACTTGTGTCAAGAACGCTTTATCATGTTGCAGAAACGGGTCATTTATGTTAAGGGTGACAACGTCCCATATCTCTAATTTTAACATCTCTAAGAAACCGGTGAATTTAACTTGTCTGTGCGGCCTAGACAATTTTTGCATCCAAAAGTTTCGGTATACGTTTGGAGTTACCCCTCGTAAGTGCGCCCACATGTCTGCTTCTAGTGTGTGTTTACCATACTTATCTACATTACGCTTAAAAACATCTGTTTTAACTGGGCTTAGGATATCCAATAAATAACTGAACCTGAAAATAGTTTTAATATTGTCGTAAGGTGAATAAGTGTAAGAGACACTATTCAATAGCACGTGTTCGTCTGTTATAGTCATAACAGAGGGGCTGGGATTCCTCAAATCAATTAGCTGTAACTCATAATAGTGAAACCTCGTAGCTAAATTGAATTGCCAACAAAGTTCAGGTATAATAGTCTCTATATCTTCTACTTCTCGCAAGGCCGCACTTAGTGGGATATGTGGGCCAACAACATTTGTGACAAAAGTGTCCTTAAGAATCTCTTCACAAGCTCCTACAACCGTGCCACCTGTACCATCAACGAAAGCGTAGACACCTTCACCGCCTTTGTTAATCGTCTGGTGCCACAAAAGATTGATAGCAGGTACTTCAATATAGGTACAAGCTTTAGGCTGCCCTATCCAAAGTTTGTCAGAGTCCGTGCCATCAGTGTTTTTGATATTGAAACCTTGTTCAATATGCTTAACTTGTTCCTGTTCAGCATCTACAAATAAAGCCGTAGTAGATGCTCCTTCTTTAGCATCCAATATAAACACATCCGGCTCAAAGTAATTGTGTATCATAGTTCCTTTAGATATGCGGTCTATCCTAGAAGGGCTTTTCCACATCTTTATTATTACAGCATTGTAGTAAGGTATCAAAGGGATCGAAGCATTTAATCTGAAAACATACCTGTAAGGCTTGACGTTGCCTACTAAATTATACTTATTGATAAGTTCTACAATAGTCCTAGTACCTCTTTTGTACTTCTTTTGACCTAAGTTATAATATAGTTGGATACTAGTATTTAACCAGTCACCTGTTAATAAGAAAGGAGATGCAACTTCTATAATATCTGTTTGAGGCTCAGGAGGGTTCTGGGTAGCGGCCACAGGGAACGAACTACTTTTAGCAAGTTGCTCAGTAAAATTGTCCATTTCCATTTTGTATTGAGGGATTGTGAAATCTGCTTCAATAGGTGCAAACAAAACTTGTGAACTGGAGTTATTGGGATCGTATTCATACAAGTGTGGGTTAATACTGTGTACTGTAACTAGATTATTTGTAACAGTGCAAATACAGTCTAAGCCCCAAATACCGTTACCGCCGCCTGTCAAAAGATACCTACCGTTGATGGAGTCCAGTAAACCTGCTGCATTGCCAAATACAAGCAAACCAGATACAGGTAAACTTGTGTTAGGGTCGATTACAACATCAGACACTACTTCTAAACTGCTGCGCTTATAAGGCTGTGGCAACTTAACAGGTACGTTTGCTCCAAAAACAGTGGGCCAAGCTTCTTCTTGTATTAGCCGCTCTCCGTCAAACAAGAAGGGATCGTCTATAAAGTCATCTTTTATTGGAGTGTAACCTACTTCACCTTCAGGGCGGAAAGCTTCAATCTCTAAAGTAATCTCGTTACCCGCTTCTTTCCATTCTATATCATATTTGACGTGGCCATCAAATAACCAAAAGACTTTTTCATTGCTGTTAAAAGCAAGATACACACTAGCATTTATAGACTTGAGGTACACGTCACCTGAGTCTAGCCAAATACGCAGTTGCCCAAAAGCATCTTTAAAAGTTACTTGTACACTACTGACTTCAGCGAAGCCGTCATAGTTGCTAATAAAATCAGGCCCTGATACGCTTTTAACAAGAGCCTGCGGTATCACAGGCTCATCCTGATTATTTAGAATTGTGAATTCATGGTCGGAATAGTAACCTGTGTATTGTTCACTCCACTTTATAGCAAAGACAAAAGATACGTTCAAGCCTTGTTGGCTCTGTATCATTGGAAGGAGTTGTGATGGTATACTCTTCATTCTACATCCCTTCTGGTATCTTTGCTATCATGTATGCACGTTCTTTATAATCAGCAGACGTTATACTGCCTGTTCTTCGATAACCTTTAAATCTTTCTAACACAGACCCTATTACAACATTTAGAGAACTTTCTAAATCCCAACCGGAGTAGTCAAAAGTTTCTAAGTAATAAAATAAATTATCGCAGAATTCACTTACTTCTTCCAAATACCATCCAGCTGTTTGAAAATTATTTTGTTCTTCACAGGTAAGGTATCTTACCCAAGGTTCAGATAGGTGTTGCAACTCGAATGGAACAGGGTCAGAAGACATTGTATTGCAGTTGTAGTCATATGAGCGTCCTAAGACTCGAACAACCTTGAAAGACTCTTCAGGGAAGGAGTACTCTGACGTACTATAGTCTTCGTAGTCAGCATAATAGTAGCAAGCAAAGGCGTTTGGAACTTTTTCACTTTCGGAGTTTGGATTCGAGAAGTTAGAACCATTTTCTATATCGAAACCAAAAAAAGGCTCAAAGTCAGAGTCTTCTGTAAAAGTCTTTACAAAGTTTGTAGGCTTCAAACTATGTCTTAATTGCGAAAGCAGTGAACCGGATGTATAGAGTTTTATTTTTAATCCTTGGCTGGCACCTGAAGTCTCGCCTGTAACAGCAATTTTCCCTGTTACAAAATCCATAAAATTGCCGAAAGGGCAATCTGTTATAGAAGCTCTAACTGTGCGTTCTTTATAAATAGGTGAATCGACTGTTACAGATAGTCTAAAATTAGTAGGGTTGTCAAAATTAACAAGTTGCTTAACTGTGAAAGATCTTAAATGTTCATATGAAGCCTTGTTTACAGAACTTACAAGTCCTCCTGCTTCTCCAACAGTGTCTGCCCCATAAATCTTTTCCTGAACAAACTTAGAAGTAGGGATATCGTCATTTACAATTTTCCACCTAAATCCGTTATCTCCAATATCTATTAAAGGGAACGTGTTATAGTCTGGAGTAGAAAAATAGTTGTCTGAATTTGACAATATTGAATCTTCAGTATTTCCAACTGGCCAGACATGTTCGGCTGGCCATTCATTATTTACAGGAGGGAAGGGAGTTACAGGCCAAGTGGGGCTATTTGGTTGAAATTGGGAGTCCAAGTGATTTGTTAAAATTGTTATGCCTGTGTTTGGCTGTGTCACTTGTACAAAGAAGTGGGAGAAATAAGGTTCTCCGATTTCATTATTAATCCTTTCTATTAATACCATATTATTTTGAGGGGTAAAAACCCATTTGAAATACTGCAAACCGTCACATATTCTTCTTAAAAACCTTATCCAAGCTCCCCAAGTTTCGGGCCCTCCTATACCTACTTCAAAAAACTTTGAAGCCACTACTTGAACAGGCCCGGACTGAGTTGTTTTAAATAAAGGCTCGGTTCCCCACCAACTTCCTGCACCTGTATATGGCCAGCTTCCGTCTGAATTAACAGGTACAACATAAAAGTCTCCGGCCCATAGGCCGTTTGGGTCTTCGTGAGGAGGAATCGCTGGGTTTGAAGCAGTGCGCAGAGGCCACCTTAAAAGCTTGTAGATAGCTGTACTTAAAAGTGCTTGCCAGAGTACAACCTTGTTAGATCCTACCCACTGATTAGTAGCCCCTGTCGGAATATAATTATCTGCTATAGAGATGCTTCTAGTTATGTAGTCTATAAGCGTGGGGTAAGATGGTGAGTATAGATGGCTTTTCCAGTTTTCATGTGGTGGCCAAGAGTCTGGGCCTACAGGAGCTTGTTTGTTAACAGCTAATACACGAGTATCTATAACTTCTGTAAGCTCTTTCCAGATCTTTCCAGATTGTGCAAAAGGGAAAGGATCTGTTATCGGAGTCCAGTTATATGGCATTAGGTAAAGTCACCTGTCTCTAAAACATGGGGCACCCAACGCCCGCTCACTCTTGACCAATAGTTGTTAGTATCAGTTGTAAACGCCATTTGAGGCGGGTTTGCATCAATCAAGTCTAAAGCGGCTTTATTCGGAGCTATTATGTAAACACTTTGATTACTGCCAGAACCTCCAAAAACATTGACCCTGTAACGTATATTGTTGAGGTCATATTTTGTTTGATTCTGGAATCTATTATTCAGAACCTCTGTTTGCTGATCCTTAAGGGAACGTCGCATCAGGCAATTCCTCCACACAATCTACTCGCCACCCTTCAAAAACAAAATTAGCTGTGTACTTAGGATATTGTTCCTCTTTAACAGTGACAGTATCTGATTTTATTACTCCTATCCATTTAACCAAGTTGTAATCAATATAGATAACATGGTACCTTGAAGCCATAGATATGAAGTCAATAAAATCAGTCCACGGCAAAGAGTCTTGGAATAAGTGGAATTCTAAGTCTATTTCATAGACTTCTCTGTCCCTTTGCCTACGTTGAAAAACTACATTTTTAGTTACATTGTTCCTTGTTTTATTAAAAACTGCTGTTCTAGTGCTCATCAGGTCGTCCCCACGCTCAGGGTTCCTGAGTATTATAGTATGGTCAGGAGTTGGGTATGCAGGATACTGGAAAGCGACCATTGTCAAGCGTCCCTTATGCTAAGTTCTACATCGTACAAGTTGCAAGGGTCTATGCGCTCGCACAACTCACCTTCTCCGAGGTCACCTGTTTTAATATTTTGTATTTTCCATTCTGTTATGAACACGTCGTGCAGGCTGAAGTCAGAAGTTACTTGCACTTTTTTTCCAAAGTTGTTTACTAAGATATGTTCTAGCTCTAGCATTTTCAAATAAGGGACACTCTTCAAGGTTATCGTTACTTCTAGTACATGATTAGCAATCCAAGAAATAACAAATAAATCGTCTTGATGTCTGGGAAGAGTAGCAGATGCTTCTTCTATTTGTAAAAGTCCGTGTTCCCATGTGCCGTCGATAATAATAGACATTTAGTAAATCCTTTTAGGGGAACCTATCCTCGTGGTACCACGAGATTGTTCCCTGTTAATTTCACGCATCAGGCGTCTAGCATCTATTCTCTCAGACCCTGTGCTATTGACGTTGATGTTGTTATTATTCACTAAACTCACAGGCTGTTGTTGATTATTTAGAGGGTATATGCCTGCGTTTATTTGTCTTAATTGCGAAGCATACCTTCTGGAAGAACTCCTGTTAACAATGAACTCGCCCGGAGTCAGCATTGCTGGGACTGTGTCCGTAGCGTAGCCGCCTCTTGCAAGCCCCGTAGCATTTCTAACGAATCTAACAGCTCTTTCTCCTGGAGACATGCGGTACTGCTCCAGAACTTGTAACATGTTTTGTCCAATTTGTCTGTACTCGTCTACAGCTATCTTAAAGACCTCTGTAGCACCCACGTATTTTGCTTGGCTCTCTCTCATTTTTATTGCTTCTTGAGCAGCTGCATCTAATTGTTCGGTGTATAATCTAAGGTTCTCTGTCATCAAAGCTGCTTCTTCTTCTCTAGCTGCGATTTCATCCATAGTTTTGAAAGCTTCTAAGGTCTCAGTCAGAGCTTTCAGTATCTGTCTTTGCTCTTCATTGAGGCCAGATTTTACGGCTCCTGTATCAGGGTCTATTTTACTTCTATTTTTCTCGAACTCTTTTACTGCTTCAACACTTTCTGTGAGAACATTTACGGCTTTTTCAACATTTTCAGGGGTTCTTTGCTGCTGCGCTCTGAGGATAGCTTGTAAAGTCTTTGCTGATTGTGTAACACCTAGAATCCTTTCTACGTCTGTAGAAAAGAATCCTGTGTCTGCGAGAGAAGGTCGCCCTTCCATTTTTCGCATTTTTTCTACTTGGATTCTTGTATCAAGCTCAAAAGGCAGTGGGATATCTTTATACCTTAACCCGGCTGTTAGTAGGCTAATTAAAGTATCTGAAGAATCTTGTACCTTGTTATTTAGTTCGTTAAGTTCCTCTGTCTTCTGTTTTAACTCGTTAGTATAAAGTTCTGTTTGTCTAATCAGCATGTCTTGAACAAATTGTTGACTTTCCAGCCGTAGTTGCTCTCTTCGACTGACAGCTAAGGCTTTTTGTTGCTCAACCATTTTTTGGATAAGGTTCTGTTCTTCAGAAGCTGTTTCCTTTATCTCTTTCCAAGAGTTGCTATTAAAGCATCCTTAGCCAGCTCAGACGTTATTAAAAGTTGATTAAGCTTCTCATCTAAGCTTTGAGTGAAACTGCCCAATTCTTGGTCTAAAGCGTCACTACGTTTTTTAGACTCTATTTCAAATATTTTGCCTGCTTCCACAAAAGTAGACATGTCAACAGCTGATAGCAACTGTTGTTTGGCGATTTCTAAATTGTCTTCTACTTTAGGTATGCTATTAGAAAATAGTGAGTCAGGATCAAAACCTTCTAAGTCTTTCTTAGCTTCTGATAAAAGTTCCCCTAAGAATTTTTGCAGCTTTATTTGCTCATTTGTGGCCCTAATCTCTCGCTCTTTGAACTCTTCTATGCGTTGTAATTGATTTATTTGCTCTTCAACAGCACCTCTACGGACAGACGCTTCATCAAATGTACCTGTTAAAAGTCTTTGTTGTATTTGTAAGCCCTGTGTCAACAGGTTATTATAGCTATCTCTAAGCTGTTCAAGCACTTGAGGATTATTAGATACAGACATAGCAGCTTGTATCTGCTGCATTTGAAAGTTTATTTGAGCTAATGCCGATTGTCCTTGACTAGAGAACTCTTTATTAATATTTAGCGCAGTTGCTAACAAAGAGTTTATTCTAGTCTGAGTGCGTTCATACTCTTCTAAGTCACCTTGCTCAGATGCAACAGCTGCCTTGAATCTTTCTTTAGCGATCTCTTTGTCAAGAAGAGACAATTTCTGTTCAGGAGTAGTAGCTTGCTCTAAGTCAAGGGCAAACAAGTCGTCTGCAAGAGTGTCTTTTAGACCCCTTATCGAAGTATTTAACCGGTCTACAGCACTTATATTTTGGTTCATGAAATTGTTAAGATTCTTGCTAGTAGTAGATATACTGTCTTCAATAGTTTTAAAAGCTTCTTTTGATTTTTCTTCAATCTTTTCCCAAGTCTCTATTTGGGAAGAAAGCTCTTTATTGACTTCTCTGTAAGCATCCCTTAAGCGGCCACGTTCTAGCCTAAGTATTTCTTCTACAGCGGACTTAGCTGATTGTACTCTTATAGCATTTTCTTTATTTATAGACTCTAAGTTCTCTTGACGGGCTTTTTGTAACTCCGTTAATAAAAGTCTTGTATTCTCTGTTGCACGTGCAGCAGATTGTGCAGCATAGACTAAAACACCTGCAAGGGCACCTACCGCAATAGCTGCAAGACCTAAAGGAGACTTTATCGCAATCCAAGCATTTTTTAATTTTGCGAGGTCATTTCTAGCAAAAACTTGAGCGATTGTTAAGGCTGTTATTGCAGGGATGAATAAGGTCTGTATAGCAAAAGTTGCAACTTTTGCTGCTTTTGGAATATCTTCAAAGCCGCTAGTCATTCTGCTAAGAGCTTCAATAAATGGGCTAGCAACGTCAACGACAAAGAAGTTTGCTATCTGCTCTCTAGCTATACGATACTGTTTACCAGTATTCTTCATCACTAGCTCTACAGCACGTTCATAGTCCTCTGTACCTTCGCTAATTTGCTTTATAGCAGTTTGTAAATCAGTATAACCTGCACGGCTGAAAGCTACAGCCGCAGTTAGACCACGTATACGGTTGATGTGTTTTGCTATCTCAGTAGTGCTACCAGCAGTGTTGATTTGAAGCTGCCTAAAGAACTCACTAAACCCGAGAACACTGATAGCTTGTTCAGCTGTTGTGAAACCCAAGTTCTCTATAAGCTTAGTCATTTCTTGAGTAGGCTGCACGAGCTTAATCATGATACCGCGCAACTGAGTCAAGGATGTTGCAGGGTTAACGCCTTTTCGGGTGAGAACTGCGTACATACCCAAAAGTTCGTCAAGATTCACGCCCACTTGATTAGCCAACACGGCCACAGTACCAAGCTCTTTTAAATTAGGAGTCTTGATACGCCCTAACTCAATAGCTTTGAAAAGTTTTGCACCAGTGTCTCCTGCTAACTCGTTTGGTAAGTTAAAAGCTTGCAAGATACCGGTGATAGCAACAGCTGAATCTTCAGCTGTAGCAACTGTTGCAGCTGCAAACTTATTAATCTCTTCACCAAATCTGCGAAACTCTGAAGCACTGTTAATAACTTGTGAAGTAAGAGCTGTGTACGCTGCTCTAGTCTGGTCAATAATACTGATTTGGAAAGAGTCGGCCAAGTCTCTTAACACGCCTTGCCACTCTACAAGGCTAGAACGTCCTGTATCAATAGTTTGTATTTGTGCAATAGCTATATTAAGCTCGATTGCAGTATCAAGAGCTTGTCTAATCTCATTTGTCACAGTCGACATTGCACTATAGACTGCACTTATGCTTAGCAGCCTAACAGCACCTCTCCAACTTATGACAAGCTCTTGTACTCTTTGGCGTTGATTCTTTACCTCGTCAGTAGTTTTCTTTACTTCTGTGCTATATCTTTTCTGTATAGCGTTACGCAGTTCATCTAACTGGTTCTGTCTAATAGACGCTTCTCTTTGCTCTGTGAATCTACGCTGATCTGCGAATCTAGTAGCAGTAACTTCTTCCCGCCACTTTGCAGCTTCTTGGTCTATCCTCATCTTTTCTTTAGCTGCATCGCTGATAGCTTTAAGTATATTTTGTTCTTGCTGAAGTTGCACCCTACTTCTTGCAATTATGTCATCTTTTAATTTTCGGAAAGTTGCAGCTGTTTCATTTGTTTCTTTTGTCTCTGACTTTATTCTTTGCCACTCGTTTCCGAGTTGTTCAGCTTTTTGTCTTAATTCATTTTGTAATACTATAGCTTCACGTAATTCTTTTAGTTCCTCTTTTCTGGACTCTTCTTCTCTAAACTCTGTTCCTCTGCGCTCATTAGCGAATCTTGTTGCAGTCACATCCTCACGGATTTTAGCTGCTTCTTTCTCGATTCGAATCTTTTCTTTTGCAGCATCGCCAATAGCTTTTACAATATTTCGCTCTTGTTCTAATTGTACTTTGCTGCGCGCTATTATGTCCGACTTGAGATCGCTAAAAGTTTTTGCATTCTGTGTAGCTAGTCGAGTTTGCTCTACAAGATTGCGCCATTCGTTAGCAGCAGCAGCAGAATCAATTTTTATTTGGTAAAAGTTGTCAGTCTCTAAAGCACTTTCTTTTTGGAAAGTAGCTAAGTCGCTAGCATATTTACCTAAAGCTGACCCTCGATTATAGACTTCTTTACCAAAATCTTTATTAGACCGATCCGTTATACGGTTAAAAATATCTCCAAAGTTTTCGTTGCCAGTAAATGTCGCCCCTATTTTTTTACTAGAGATGAAGTCAATCATTTTGCCCATCTTTTCAAGAGACTGGGCTAAATCAAGAGCAACTATTTTACTTTTGTTGGCAGACTTTGCAAATCTACCAAAAAAGACTTCCGTCTGCTCTCCGGTTTGAGAGAAGTTTTGGAAGGCTCTTATAGAAGAATTAGTTTGTTGTGTAAGATTATTTAGTTCCCTGATTACTTTAGGAATAATCTGGGAGAAGTTTTCATCTGCTTCTATTCTGTACTTATCAGACATCAAAGAAATCCACCGTTCGGTTGAAAGGACTCTTGCCAGTTATCAAGTACTCATAGATAGGCCCTTTGGGCACATACTTCTCTAAATTATTGTCAACAAATTCTATCATAGCTTCTCCAGCCCTGTCTAAACTACCTTGAACCCATTGGCTGGATTGATTCTTTGCAAGCCCTTTATCTTGTAAGTGGAATTGCAACACTGTAATATCGAATTCAAAAATCAAAGCGAATCTTTGAGGACTACCTGCGGAGACTTTATAAGCAGACTTACCCAAAGACGCGCCTAAAGGAGCACTTTTAAAAGCTCCTGAACCGCTTGAAAACTTTCCATACGCTGTATACTTGCTGTTGCGTCCTTTGTGCTTAGACTCAGAGCGCATAGCAAGCTCCATTACATTCTTTATGCCAACCTCCCACCCTAAAGGCCTAAGGTATGCTGTAGACATTCCAGAATCAATAACTGTTCCAGAAGCAAGCTCTCTAACAAAAACTGCTACACCAGCATACCACAGCTTCTTTAATCCGTTAAAGGCATACTTCTTTAATGGGCCTGTCTGACGGAACACGCCTCTGATGTTATTGTTTCTAGTCATTTTTACTTGAAACTTAGACAATTTTTGCACCTAACGCCCTGTAGATGTTCATGTCTTTTTCCTGTTCTTCGTACTCTCTTATTTGAGAGTATGCTAAGATTCTAGCACGCATGATGTTGCTATTATCTTCCCACCGGGGTTGTACCCCGGTGGGAAGAAGTCTTAGTCTTTCGCAGGCTCGGTATTCTGCGTAGAGTTCGGTTCGGTAGGCTGGGAGCTTTCTGTTGCTTGCTGATCCAGCCGTCCAGCTAAAAAAAGCTTAGTTTGTTCATCGATTCGCTTCTGGTCTAGTCCATTAACGATCATTACTAACCCGGCAACTCTTGCAACGGTAGCTTCCGGCAGGAAAGTGTTAAGTTCTTTGATCCAATTCTCCCAAGTGTCTGGGTCATTTGAATCAACAGTTTCCCACTCCATGCCGTCAGGGAGAACTAAAGAGTTGACGTAGTACCAGTGACTTTTTCTCTCTGCCCATTTGTCAATAGCTTCAAGGTAGCTCTTGTCTGTTCTATCAGATTCTACAATCCCTCCGGGCTTTCGCACAGTTGGAGGGGTAGGGACAGGGTAAAGCTTCTCGTACTCGGTCGTGTCCAAGATCGCCCTAGCCCTGAATACTAGATTGGTGTTGTTCCAGGGTACTACCAGCACCTCTTCTGAAGTGCCACTGATAGAGTTGCCGTTAAATTTCATTGTGGTTTTCCTTAGTCGCCAGCGACAATCGTCGGCTCAAGAGCGTTACACTTACCAGAAACACTAATGGTACCGTTGCGCAAGTCAAAATCAATACTCTCGTAACGGAAGTCAGGAAACATAACAGTTTCCTTACCTTCAGACCCGCAAGCAGGTTCATGAATCATTCCGATGTTAACACAATAAGGTCTGCAAGGGTCAGAGTCAGTAGAGACCCAGTTACTAGCAGAATTAATACCCTTAACAGCGTCTACAGGAGTTATTTCTCCCGACGACGCTCCAGTGTCTGCACTAACTTTTTCCCAAGTCGCGTCAAAAGATACTTCCATAGGAGTTTCGTCACCAAGTCTAACTTCATCGAGACGTCCTCTGTCCAAGGTGTACTCAACTTCACGGTTCTCAGTCCACTGGAAGTTGCCTTCACCGATGGTGATTTCCATTTGCTTCATGGCAGAACCTGCCCCGCCGTCGGAAATGAAAATCGTTGCATTCTTGATGTCAATTTGTGCCATTGTTATTCACCTTTCAGTCTTAGAAGGTAATGACCCTCTATTACAGTTTGCAGAAATCTGGAATGAGGCTCTCGTTGCCCTAAATGGTAAACTTGCAACCTTTGCCGTTCATAAAAGTCTGACACAAGCCCCATGCACCCTACAAGGGACTTATCGTCATTTGTTCCGAGTTTGCAGACGTCGATACTTGTAAATGCTGCTAACGCCTTACCCGTTAAATTGTGTAAATTCGCTATATCGTCAATCTTCTTTTTAACGCTTATAAGAAGATTGATTTCAACATAAAGTGTATAATAGTTCCTAGATATCTCGTTTACACGAGGGCCATCCATTCTATATTCAATTCTTTCATCAACATCTTTAGTATCATTAGCTTCACCTTCTACCATAAAATTAGTGTCAAGTTTAGAGCTAAAATGTTTCGCACCAGAAAAAAATATCCACGTTGCCCATTTTTCATTGATCATAATTAACAGCCTTTACAAGAAGTTCTACAGTAGACTTTTCAGTGTCCGTTATTATGTTCCTTACGTCCCATTTCTTTTTGTCATAGATTACATAATCTTCTGTAGACTGCAGGATAGGGGGCA